GTCGGAAAAGGTGACGGTCATACGTCGGTATACCTTTTGGTATCGACGGCTACGACCGTATCCAAAATACAAGGTACGCCGCCTCCTTAAAACGGAGAAGGGGTGTCTTGAATTAAAGAACTCGATGGACACGGCTGACGGAATCATCTCGCAGATGATTCTCTCATTTCCGGAAGTCCTTATGGGAGATGGTTCTGTCGAACATGTCTATGACATGACCGACAGAATCATGAATTGTGTTATTTCTCAGGGGGTCGAAGATCTTAGCCAGATCTTGCGGCCTCTAAAGAAATGGAAGAAAGAGATACGGAAGTGTGTCTTCGAGAGAAGGCCCATTCCTCGGACGACGACTCCAAGAAAACTTGGGTTCCTATCCGAGGTAACCGACGCAATCCGTCGGTTAACCGTAAATTCGAAAGAAAAGATGTTTCGCGTGTCGGTGATGACCCAAACAAGGGCCACCGGACTTGCGAACAAAAAGATGGTTAAAGAGACCATTGATGAATTCATCAAGGAGGTCACAACCGTAAAAAGTTTTACCCCAAACGACGAGCTAATGGTGGCAATTGATCAAACAATTGAAACCGTAGCCCTCTGGGGTTCAGAAAGGCAGAATCCGCACTTCCGGATGTCCATGTCGACATCCGCCTGTACGGAATCTTCGAAAAGACTGGAGGGCAAGTACGGCTTCCTCAAAAGGGAGGTCGACTTGCCTGACATACCGTGCATCGGACCTGACAACCTAGGCGGTCAGATCGGAAGCACCGTATTTCCAGAAGCATTTGAAAAGATAACGCGAAGGAAACCGGATCAGAATGTTTGGAAAACAAACATATCTGGAGTCCGGGAACCCTCAAAATGTAGGGTTGTAACGAGTGGATCCTTTTGGAAGGATGCATTCCTACAACCATTCTCTCACATAACCATAGAGGCGATAAAGTGTGTCGACATTCTTAGAAAGAGTGTGACCGCAGCTCGCCATGGCTACGAATTTCTAAAGGACATCACCCACCTTGATCCAAAGCGGGGTGCTATCCTTTGGGAAAAGAATAAGGTCGTAATGTCAATGGACTGGGAAAAGGCCACTGACAGACCACCAATTAAAGCAGCACATGCATTAACACTTGAGTTGTTAAAGCGTATGGGCCTTCCGAAGAAGTACGTAGACGCAATCCAGGCAATCTGGCCTGGCGAAAAAGACATGTACTTGAATGGGAAATTTGTCGGGCGGATGCTCAACGGTATACCGATGGGCGACCCCCTGACAAAAACCAACTTGAGCCTGGCCCACGCGGTCTGCAAGAAATATGCAGACAACGTGACGCCGGGGCACATAGTTGTAGGGGCCGGCAACGGCGACGATGGAGTATACATCGTCGCCGGAGACGAACCCGAATTATGGTGCCACTCGTTCCTAGAAGCGTCCACGCAACTAGGATACGACATCGCACCTAATGATACATATATTACAAGGGACTGGTTCACATACTGTGAAGAAGTCGGTTGTATACCTCTAGATAGGTTCCATACCGTTCAGACGTCCAACCGCCTGAAGGATCTGGAACTTATGCCGTACCTGGATCATCCTAAAGTGAGACTAATCCTCGATGTCCGAAAGGACAGGGAGGACTTCTCATCCCATGTGGAGGGCAAAGCCACCCTCATGGGAAAGGATATGGAATATGTAAAACACCACAGGATCAGTCGTAGACTGTTCTCTGTTGCAAGCGTCCTACAAGACATTTGCTTAGGTTTAAAATATGAATCATATCCAATTTATCTGCCAAGGCAGGTATTCGGAATCGGGAGACCAGTTTCCAACTGGGACCCCGATAATTGGACAAGAGCAATCATGACAATGCGCAGCCGTTATGCTCAAAACATAACAGTGCAGGTCATGGAAGAATTAAATGGTGACCGGCCAGAACTCATCTCAAAACTGAGAGGAGTAATGGTAGACGGTCAGAGACACTTTGATGATCAGGCTTACCTGGAGGTACACAACATACCCGAGGATGACCCGATCAAAAGATTTCGATGTCTAAAGGCGGACGAGTGGGATTTATTCCCAGAGGGCGTCTTAGAAAAACTAATTATAACAGGCGAGCTCGTTGATGAGAAGACAATCAACAAGTTTTACATGTTTCAAGAAAGATTAAATGACCTCGTTGGGGTCCCCAAAAGGGACCTCATCGAGTGTGTCAAGGGCATCGGCATCCAACTGGAGCCGACGACCCACGAGCACACCCTTTCGGTGGTCAAAAAGTTTTCGAGGAATTATAAGGACAGGCCCTGGGCCCTCAGTGTGAGGAACAAGACCGACCTATACCCCCTAGAGATTGTGGCAGTCCTAGAGAAATGTGACCCATTACGGGTCGACATAGACTGGGACTACCCAAAAAGGTTCGTCCGAAGGCCACCGGCTGACACCCCCTACGAGAGGTCAGCCCGCCGGCTTTCGGAATGGTTTTGGGAAAACCGTGACGAGATACTCGAGACGAAAGTCTGGACTAACCCGCCACCGGTTGATATTATAGCAGACGATCCGATCATCATCCACGAAGTCGCCAACGCGGTTGAGGAACTGGTCGTCATAGTTACTGACGATGTAAAGCTCTGCGTGCTTGCCAAGAATAAAGTCTATGACAAGCTCGTCGGAAGAATGAGTATCCACGACTGGGTCAACATTGACGCAGACGAGGGTGCCCTACTCAGAGCTATAAACAGCGGTTGGCCCGGGTTAACGGTAAAAATTATCGTTGACCAGGGTGCAATGGAAACCTTTTTACTGCGTACTGATGCCCTACCGGATGTATATCCAGGTTGGACATCAGAAGTAGTCCTAAGAAACCCCGCCTCACAGGAGGACATATGGAACGTCCATATGCCCACTCGGAGACTAGACGCAAAGTACGTCCTTGATACAATAAAGTGTGTATCAAGGAGGGACTTAACATCATGGCGCAGATTGCCGTACCGAAGTTAAACGG